AACTTAAAGGTGTAAAGCTAGGAAAAGATTTATAACCAACTGCTAAAGGAATAACATTATCAACTTGTATTGATCCAGTATTCTCATAGCTTGGTAAATCTGCTTGTAGTTGTCCAAATTTTATATCTGGCATTACACCACCATACTAGCTGACATAACAAGAGGAGCAGATGAAGTTCTACCTCTCTGTGCTGATTCATTAGCTGTCTTAACTCCTTCTTTATATAAAGATGCCCAAACTTGTAATCGTTCATCATTCATTAAGAATGGCTCACTTTCTGCTAGACATGAATACAAATATAAATCTGGAAAATTAGTAAGAATAAGATTGTCTGCATTAGAAGCTGACAAGCCTGTTGGTCTTTTAAAAAATCCTAATTCTAAAACTTTTGCACCATCTGGTTGCATACCTAAATAAATCTTACTTCCAACAATCGTGTATTTAGTTGGACTACCAGATCCTTCTCCTGCATTATATATTCTCATAAAATCTGGAGGAGTCATATAAGTTAAAAATGTATAAGGGCTTGTTTGAGTAGCTGCATATCGCATCTCAAGATAACCTGTTGGCAAATCATAGCTTTGAGTTCCAGAAACAGTTGTGATTGATGTATCTATTGTTTCCATTTCTCGTAACCGAAGATCTCTTGCCATACGAGATTCTGCTAAATCAATAAAAGTATCTAAATTAGCAGTTAAATCTGTTCTATTAAGATAAGATTCTATCTCGTTTTTGAGAGTCGTATATGAAGTTAAAGCCATTATATATTTCCATTATAAATTTTAAAAACACTATTTTCTGGATCGTTCAACCATTTTTTAAATCGAACTTTATCTTTAATGCCACCTGCTGTACTCATAATTCCTTTTTTTGCTAATTGTTGTACGACAATTAAAGGAATAGAGGCAACTTTTGTCATTCCTGCGTGTTTACCTAATTCGCCTTTAAATTTTAGTGCATCATTACCTAAATTAGACTCTTTTTTATTCATGTCTATCAAAGGCTCAACATCTTGCACATCTTCAAAGTGATATTTATTATCGCCTTCGTCAATGTGCATTTTTGTTTTTAAAACTGATGCACTATTATTTTCGTCTATCCAAAGTTTTTTGGTCATATCATTTCAGTTGCGTATAAATTTCCACTTGTAGAGCCTTCTCTAATTGCAGAAATTTTATCGCCACCACTTACTTTAATAATAATAACTTCATCTTTTGGTAAATAAAATGATCCTGCTACTGTTGCTACTGGAGCTGATCCTATCGCAAAATGGCATCCTGCTGTCTTTGCACATAAAAGCACATAACTAGAATCTGCACTAAAAGCAGTTCCAGATACAACATTATTTTCAGTAAAATCTACTTTAATTACTGTCGATGGTCTGCCATAATATATTCCTGCATTAGCCATAATTAACCCATCCTTCTAACAATGTAAGTTAAGTCAGCAGTTGTTGCTGCTGCTTGTTCTCCATTACTTAAAAGATTAAGTGCATCTCCTGCAAATAAATTAATATCTCCACCAATAGTTAGTGAAGCAGTTGTTTCATCTACTGTTGATGCTGCTAAAGTTGCATCAATACCAGAGTCAGCACCATTGACCATAATGTCAAAAGTAACTGCTGTGCCACCAATAACTGTATGTGGATTTAATAAAATTTCTTCTAATTTTCCACCATCTGGTATTACAACAACTGGACTAGGATTGTTTGCAGTTTGGATAGCAGTCATATTGCCACCCATAATAAAATAATCGTTTAATGTTCTCATTTGTTTTTCCTATTGTTCCGAGCATTATGCTCTTCAATAATAAAGGGAGGACTTACTCCTCCCTCAATATAAAATTTAATTTATGCTGTTAAAGCAAAAATACCAAAGTTAGCATTTGGAGAACGAGCAGCCAGAGTATACTCTGTAACCATCATTCTCTTTTCAGAATCACCAGTTTTAGCTAGTTCTTTAGTTTCAAAAGGTCGTAAGTAAGCAAGTTCCCACTTATCCATTTCTAAAATATCAACTCTGTTTGCTTGTTGTAGTCTATCTGGAACGAAAGTTACTTCGCCAAAATCAGAAACATAAATATCCACAGCTCCGATAACTCTTTTATCAGCAATGTTGTTTGTGTTAGTTGCGATTCCATTAAAACCACTTGCAGTTTGCTTATGAGAAGCTGTCATTAGACAAACATCTGGATTTCCACCAAGATCAAAACATTTTTTTAGTCCTGCTTTTAAAAGCACTTCTGTAAAAGGTCTTAAAGTTCCATTAGCATTTCTTTCTGTTAAGCCATCGCCAGTAGGATTAGCTACTGCACCTGCTGCATTTGCATAAGTAGTGTTTGCTGCATCAGAAAAGTTACTAGCTGCTGTTGCAGTTCCAGAAATATTTCCTCCATACCAAGTAGAAACAGATCCTAAAACCCTAGCTGCACCTGCTGCACCTGCTGATTTAAATGTATCGTCTCCGACAAGGGTAAATTCCATGTCTCTTTTTAATTCTTTTCCTGCTTTAGCCATTTGGTAAGCAAGTTCGTCTCCTCGTCCTGCATTTGTAACAGCTTGATCTGATCCAGATACTCCAATAACTTTTGTAGATATTTGAGTAAAGTTTCCTAATCTAGTTGTTGCAACTGTTGCAAGGTTAGCTGCATCATCGCCCTCTAATTGAGCATTTGCTGCTGCTGCTGTTAATCCGTCTGTTTGCCACTCATAGTTAGTTTGAGAAGCAGATCCTTTACCTGCGTTAGACATAAAAGGTGTTTCAGTAGGTGCTATATTCAATTTTTTTCGTTGTAATTTTTTTAATTATTACTTCTGCATATTGCTATGCAGATAAGACTATATCATCTCTTTCGAGTTCGGTTTTCGTGGAAGTATTATTTTTTCATCAACTTCTAGTCGTTACACCTTTTGCATACCTTTTACATTATGCAACTTGGCTCGGTATTGTCCACTAGGGAGTTCCACCGAATTTACCGAATTTTCCATTACAGCTTTTTAAGACTGTAAGGCTACAATATTTTTATAGATAACATCTGCTAAATCTTCTTTTATACCAACACGAGTATAGGTAGTTGTGGTATTAGCTGGTAAAGCCATACTAGTCTCCTATTCGTTAAAGTACATCTCCTTCAGCACACTCTGTGCATCTCGGACATGACCTGATTTTTTGAGTCGTGTCATTCTCTTGTTAATATTTTGTTTATTTTCAGAATCTTCTCTAATATTAGAAGCATTTGATGAGACAACTCTTGGAGCTTTATTTACTTTATTGCCAGACAGTTTTGTTTTTTTAAGTTGGTTATATCTGTAAGCATCAGCTAACAATAGAACTGCACGATGATCTACCATCATTGCAATTTCTTGATCGGTGTAACCACTTTCTTTTGCAAAACTAGAAAGTCTTTTAGTAAATTCTGCACTCTTATCTTTGTCTGCATAGACAGGGAGTTTTTCAGCTAAGATTTTTCGTTCTTTTGCAATATAGTTATTATAAACTTGTTCTTGCTCTGATCGTTGTTCTTGTTGAATACGCATTTGTTCTTGCTGTGCAAGACCTAATGTTTCTTTTCTTCTATCTGAATCTGCTTTTAATTTTACATATTCGGCAGGATCAGTTTGATAAAGATTTTCCCAATCTATATTTTCTTCTTGCTTTAAATTTTTAGATAATTCTTCTAATTGTAAAGCATATTGACTTCGAGAACTTTTAACTGCTTCAAACTCTTTCTTTAAGTTACTTTGCAAAGATTCTACATCTTTGCGTTGATTACTTAAATCCATTGTTTTCTTGGTATAGTCTGATTCTCTAGAGTAACCTCTCATTAACTCATTGAGGGTAACTTTTTGATTATTACCATTTACAGTAATATCATAAAGTGTCTCTTCATTTTCTGTTGAGGCTTCATCGTTATCTACTATTTCATCTACCTCTAAATCTTCTAATAAGGGATCATCGTTGTCTTTTGCAAGATC